CCCCCGCCGGTAAGGGCGGGGGTAAATAAGACTAAGGCGCGACTAATGACTCAGCTCATCGGATACACCATCTCGTCTCCCATGTAGAAATAACTGGACTGTCTTTTACGACTGGCCATATAGCGGGATAGGTGTATATGTGGGTGGCATGGGCGTGCATGTCGCGCGAGTGCAGTGTCTTGTTGATCTCGCGCTTGAGATCGGAATAGTAGACCGACGCGCACCAGTAGAAGTTGACCAGCTCGCCGTTCAGGTCGTTGATGATTTCCGCCGGGGCCGGGCGTTTGGCGAAAAGTACCGCCGCGCCGCCGCAGAACGCTTCGGTGTAGAGGTCGTGTCGGGGAATCAGCGGCAGGATGTGTTTCAGCATGGTTTGTTTACCGCCGTAATAGGTAATCGGAGTTCTCATCATTTATTTTCGTTACATTTGTGTGCTACAAAAGGGAATACCCGCGCTTGAGGCTTTGGGCCTTCGGTTGCGGGTGTTCCCTTTTGTAGCAGATTGAGACACCGTTCTATTTCGATAGAGGCCGGAGGCCTTTTTATGTCCGAATCTCGATGCCGGAGAAGGTATTGCCACCGGTTCCGGCGTATGGATAGAGGTTCATGCCGATATAGAGCGTATCCCACGCGTCGGTACCGTCGGTTCGGTACTCCAACACATCCTCCTCCGTTTCGGCGTACTTCTCCCCGGATTTATCTTTTTGCCACCCTTTCGGCCCGATGCGGGTTCCGGCCGCGCGCATGGCGATCAACAACGCTTCGTTGTTCGGCTCATTGAATGTGGGCTGCAAGTAGTTACCCTGCCCTTTGAATCCTTGGTCGATGATCGAGTACTTCTCGTAATGCCGGATCGGATTGCCGATGTATTTGCGATCGACCCGCCAGCCGTTTTTCTCGAATTGGTCGCAGATCACCGACGCGAAGTCGTCCTCATTCACGGCATAGTTGGAGCCGAGCGCGGTGCTGTCGAAGTAGTAGACCACTTCGCGGCAGTTGTGGAAACGGTAGTACAGACAAAAGTCGTCGACCAGTTCGCGGAGCTTCCGATCGTACTTCACGTAGAACGATCGCAAGGTGCGCATCTTGGTTTCGCTTTGCTGCCCGGCCACCAGCCAGTTGATATTGGCGTTGTAGTCGAAGGCCACGGCGATCGGCAGGCCCGGCGTCAGGTCGCCGTCCTGTCGGCAGTCCGGCAGGTGGTCGAACTCGTACCCTACCAGCTCGAGGTGCGCATTGTCGAAGGCGGTGTACAGGTGCGCGTCGGTCAGGCCGGGATAGAAGCCGTCCTTCAGCTTACCGGGCCGGATGCAGAGGATGGAGGTCAGGAAGACCAGCGGCGGTAGGTCGCGCTTCATGTCCCGGATATACTTTTCGCCCAGCACCAACACGTTCTCGATGCTGGAGCACTCCCGGTAGTAGACGGCATGGCGGCGCAACTCGGCCAGGCTCTTGCGAAAGTAGGAGAGCCTCCGGAGGTTGTATGCAGTCGGCTCCGCCTGCGACAAGCGGTGTATCTCGTTCAGACAGACCTTGATCGCTTCGATGGCATCCGGGGTGGCTTTGTCGGCGTAATTCAGGAACCACGACCCCTTCTTGGTCGTAGGCATGTCCGACACGAAGAGCATAGAGTTCAGCCACGGGCAATCTTTCCACGGGCCGGGGAATCCGCCGTTCGCCGGAAATGCTTCGTCTTTCAGCTTCTCGAAGTTCAGGAACTTGGCTTCATCGCCCATCAGGTACTGAAGCGTCAGCGAGTTTGCTGAACCAGGAACATCCTGCGAGATGAGGTACCAAATCGACCCGTTGTACCAGCTCACCACATGGTCGTACGAGATCGGCTCCCGGACGGGTTTGGCGAATCCGGCCGCTTTCGGCGGTCGAACACCCACAAAATAGTGGACATTGCGCTTATAACCCATATCGTCGAGGGCCATCAGCGTTCCGGGCAGCGTCCGAGTGAGAGCCTGCTGAAAGGTCGCACAGACGATGCCGCCGGTCGATCGGGGCATGTGCTGCGTGTTGCGGAGCATCCACGGGGCGACGATGCCGTGCGTTTTCCCGAAGCGCCGACCGGCCACCATGACCGTCGTATGGGCAGCCGTCAGGTAACACTCCAGCTGAATGTCGTTCATGTATAGTCTCCGGCGATCGCTCATGACTTAGCCTCCGTATATTCGACCTCGATTTCGTCCATGTACTTCTTGCGCACTTTCTCGACCAGTGCGCGGGGGTTCTCGACATGCTCGATACCCAGCACAGAGGGGTCGGTGACGAATTCGACCGGCTGCGGCTTGATCTCCTCCCACGGCAGCGGCTCCTGATCTTGTCGAGTCGCGTATATTTGCCGAGTTTATCGGCTGCGGCCACCATCGCTTTGATGTCGTCGCTCGCTTTCGCCCGCTGGATCGCCTCCTTCAACGTTTCGACGACCGTGTAACGGATCCACGCCTTTTCCGAGGAGCGAATATTGCCCACCAACAACTCTACATGCCCGATATAGCGATATGCCTGCCCAATGGAGGTGATGTCGAAGTAAATTTGCAGAGATTCAGCCAGCTGCGCATTTGTTACGTACGGCCTCTCCAGTCGCTGGGTGAGGAGGTATCGGTAGATCAGGATCTGCTTCTTCTCCTTCTCGGTGGCGTCGATCTTATCCAAATCGTCGAACAAGCGATCTTTGAACTTCTCTATGGTCGATACCTTCATGCTTAGTGGTTTAAAGCAAAAATAGCCCGCGAATGCGGGCTACAAAGGACTATCGGTAAGCGTGTCAGGCCGCTACTCGATCAGTCCAAGGGCTTGCAGACGAGAGGCGTTGTCTTTGAATCCGCATCCGGCAGCAGTTATAACGGCTACATATTTGCGGAGCTTGGCGAGGTAGTTTGCTCGTTTCTCTTCGTCCGGCTCCTTGTCGAGCTGGTTCAGATACCGGGTGACTCCCGCCCGAGCCGAATTCAAGGCTTTAGCGTCCACCGTACCGGTGCTGACCGCTTCGGTAGTTGGCTCCGGCAGGGTGCCGTCGGCAGCCCACCGGTCGATCATCTCCCAGCAGACCCGATTCCTGTCCACCTGTTCGAGCAATGCAGCCCGGAGCGAGGCTCGTTCGGAATCGGTGGCCACAAGCTTCATCTTTTCATGGAGATGGCGCATCTGCTTGTAAGCATCGCATGCCTTCAAGTAGATCTTCTTCAGCTCCTCTGGCAGATTATCAAAACGGATGCTACCGTCCTGAATGACCTTGATCCGCTCTTGGGGTTTCAGCTCCGGAATGATCGGCAAATCTTCCTGTTTCGATGGCACCGCGGCAAAGGCATCGATACCGACCAGCTTCGACAGCTCGTATAATACTTTCAGCGGCGCGCATTTGCGCTGCAGGTAGGATTTCAGGTTCCGATTCTTACCGTACCGACAGTATAGCAGGACGCCAGCCTCGTAATCGCGCGGCCCATCCAGCCACTGTTTGATTTCTTCTTTCATTTTCGCGGTTATGAAAAAACGGGAGGGGTTCCTCCCGTTCCGGTTCGACATCGCTTACTCACCCGTGCCCTCCTCCGGCAGAGTCGGAGACGACTCGGTCGGAGTGAACACGCCGGTAGCACAATTCAGTGTTCCGTCGGAGGTCTCCAACAGCCCCTCGTAGTTCGGCAGCGGATAGAAGTCCGGAGCCTCCACCTCGATCGTCATGCCTTTGGCCGACCCGAACGAGTCGCCGGTGTCGCCCTTCATGCTCGTGCTGGCGTTGAAGTCCTCAGAGCCGATCACGGCGTAACGAACACCGCCGCCCGCTACGTAATGAGGAATGACGTAGATCAGGTTGGAGTTGATGGTCGAAGCGGCCGTGATCTTTGCGTTGTCGCTGAGGTCTGGATAACTCAGCGTCGCCTTGTTCAGGATCCCCTGACAGTCGGTTTCGCCGGTCGGCTCCCAAGTCAGCTTGCCTTTTCCTTGGGTGCTGTAAACCGTGATCCACTTGACGCCTTCGCGCAGGACGAAGTCTTCCTTGTAGACGACAGTATCCTTGTCGATCTTCGGAAAGGTGACGATGTCGCGCTTGAAGACCGCATAACCGATCGGTTTGATACCGGACGGATTGGCCTGACCGTCGGCCCAATCCAAATTTTTAAGTGTACTTCCCATTCGTTTCTGTTTTTACGATTTCTAAAACCTGTTGCGCTCGTTACTCGCCGGTCGTCGTGGTGAACTGACCGACCAGCAGCCGCTGCGGCGAGATGCTTTCGAACTGAACACCGAAATAGAGCATCATGAAGAACTGGAGAGCCTTCGGGTTGTCCGGACGACGGATCTCCACCTGTTCCATGTCGCTCATCTGGTCGCAGCCAACCAGCATGTTGTTGCGGACAGTGAAGATGATCTTCCCTGTGTCTTTGAGGCCGGTCATCGGAACCAGTTCGACGGTATCGTCGGTGCCTTCGAGGAAGGTCTTCTTGAACTCCCTGTTGTAAGCGACCGAACCATATTCCGCCAAATACCACTTGTTGTACAAGTTGTAGATTTGACGGGGCAAAAAGAGTTTGATCCGCGACTCATTCTGGAGTTCTTCGCTGACGGCATCGTTGTATGCCTCCAGCAGCTTGTCGCCGACATTGGCCTCGTTGATCGCGCCGAGGTCTGCGAAGTTGCCTTTGTCGCTCGTGATGTTTTTGTCCGTGATCTCGTTGTCGATGATCGTGGCGAATCCGTCGAACAAATCCATCGTGGTGCTGCCACTGGCATTCCGATTTGCACTCCAGATCGCCTTGTAGAACTTGTTGCTGACGCTTTGCGCCATCAGGAAAGCCATCTTGCGGGCGATTTCGCGGTCGGTCAGGGGAGTCGCTACGCGGTCGGTAAAGAGGGTGCCGAGGAGCATGTTCGGATCGAACTCGCGGACAACATCGCCTAAGAATGTTTCGAGCTCGCGGAGCGTGACTTCGGGGATCCCTTCGACTGCGTCTTTTGCCGAGCGATACGGTCGAATTTCTGCCCCTTCGCTGATTTCACCAACCACTTCCTTTCCGCGCACATTGGCGCGCATGGTCATGTGAGCCAATACGGGCTGAAGTAATGCCAGCGGCATGGCCAGCAGTTCTCTTCGATACTTGGTGCCAGCTGCCTTAAGTGCTTGGAGCTGGTCGTCGGTTAACTTTTGCGGCATGGTATGTTAGTTTTGGGATTTGACAAATTCGATGGCATTGGAGAGGGCTTCTCCGAAGTTTGCCGCCCCGGCAACGTCTGTCTTGGTGCCGTCCGCCGGAGCAGATACGGATGCGGTTTCTGCTCCGGGGGCGTTGTCGAGCTGTTCGCGCAATTCGGCAAGCTGCTTGTCCTTCTCTTTCAGCTCCTGTTGCAGTTTAGAGACCTCTGCTTGTTGATTTTTGATCGCGGAGAACGCGCCGATGTGCGATTCGACGGCGGCGGCTTGCTCGGCAGTCAGCGTGATCGAACCGTCGGCGCTCTCGAATGCGGCAACGCCGGCGGCTGCCGCCAACGCTGCATAGTTCATTTTAGACATATTGCGTGTTGTTGATTTGGTTTTCGGAGCGCTGGGAGTCGCAAGGGAGGCGGCGATCGAGAGAGCCTCCTCGAAGTTGCCGATCGTATCGACCAGCGTGCCGACGACGTCCTTGGCAAAATAGGTGGAACCGGTCATCTGTTCGACGGTAACCAAAGGGCGGTTTGCGCGCACCACGGCATGAAACTTTTCGGCCAACACGGAAAGGTGATCCTGCATCGGCTTAAGGTTCCCGTCGGCGGCGGCCCGGGTCTCGAAGTTCTTGTCGCCGGACTGCGGTGCATAGATGTCGCGAATGACAATTCCCTGCTGAGCGTAATAGCCGCGCATGTCGGCCCACGTGCACATGACGCCGATCGAACCGACAATCGAAGTGTCGGTTCCGGCGACGATCTTCCGGCAGGCCGAACAGAGCCAATAGGCCGCGGAAGCGGCCATGCCGTTCACGAATCCGACAACGGGTTTCGTCGCACCTTTAATCACCGCCCCGAGTTCCTCGGTTCCGGCGACAGTCCCGCCCGGGCTGTCGATATTCAGCACGATCGCGTCGATCTCCGGATTGACATCGAATTCCCGAATCATACGAGCGTACGATTCCATTCCGACCGAGCACATGCTGTCGTATTTCGAGAGCACTCCACGCATCGAAATCACGCCGACACGACGGATCGTATCGGTGTCGGCTACAGAGACCGAATGGATAGAGGCCAGTGCCGCTCGCTCCTCCGGTTCCATGCGCTCGAACTCGATGTTCGGCGTGAACAGGCCGGCAACAAGGGCGGTCAATCTTTCCGCCTCGATGGAAGAGATATAGAACGGTTCCGAGAGTACGGAACGTAAGATGTTGAAATTGAGAACCATCTTGCAGTAATCGATTTACTGCAAGATTACTGAAGACTAAGGGGTTAGAAAGGACTGACATCCACCGGATTCAGCGATGCCAGCTTGACGGTGATATCATACCCCCGGAATCCTCCGAACGTGCCGCCGAGCTCTCTTTTTATGGTGAATTTGAACCGCAATTCGCCGCGATCAACCGTAAAGCGGGTACGATTGACATCCTCCACGCGGATGGTGGTGGCACACCGAAGTCGGGCGACAAGAGCCTCATTCTCTTGTGTCAAACCGGCCACTTTGAACGACAGCTCATGTTCGTACAGCGTCCCTTGGCTGCTCTCTTTCGAGACACAGACATAGGCTCCACTGCGATCGACCACAGGGATATCGTACTCCGTTGCATCCGACGTGAATTTCACACCACCGACGACCGCGATGTTTTTTCGATTCATGACTCTTCTCTGTTGTTGCGTCCAAATTCACCGTTTTTTGGTGAATTTGGACGCAAAATAATTTTATCTCATTGAAAATCAAACTCCTCCGACCAAATCCATCTTTTTTCGGCGACGACGGAGGCGCATATTTGCTTGTTGGCGCATGATTTCGCGCATTCTTTTCAGCGTATTCAGCTCCGATCGGTAGAACCGT